CGCTTAAATGAAAGATGAAGAAATCAACAAAATTGCTGCTATAGAAAAAGCCATCGCAGAAAAGTATGGCGAAGAGGCAATTGCAAACCCAAGGCAGAATTGGGACGAAGAGAAGGAAAAAGAATACCTTAAACAAATGGGTGAATTATATTCTAAATCTTCAAAGAATACTGCCTGGAAAGATAAAATTGATGTTAATGGTATAAAGGTAACAAAAAAACTACTTAATAGAGAATCCCTGAAAATTTGTCCTGTCTGCGGGTCCTTCCCAAAGAAATCTATGGATGAAGTTTGCCTCATCAAATTTGATTGTTGCAGTAATTGTTATATCAAATATGTTGAGGGCAGGGAAGAAAGATGGCTAAAAGGATGGAGACCAAACAATGGCAACAGTTTATGAAATAATACAAGGGCTTTCACAAGCAGCGGCGAACGCATATGACGGCGCACATAACGATGATGGTGAATTAGTAGAGGTAGGTTTACGCCGTGAAGAGGGAGATCCAATCCTCGATAGAAGAGTTATGGATGGTTTTAATGTAAAGATCTATGGCAACATGATGTGCCTAAGCTATCAGTCTGAAATTCAACTTAAAGAAGTTTATGCTGGTGGCTTTGAAGAAGAAATGGAGCAAAGACTTGTCGATATATCTGGGTGGCTAAAGAAAGAGTACAGAAAGATAACTGGCAACTCAGTTTCTTTAACAAAAGAAGGAGAAGTTGATGTCAGGGTTGAAAACAGTTCACGCGTTAGATCATGGGTCATAGCTAAGATGCACTTTAAAGTCGGCGAATTGGCTGAAGAAATGAGAGTAGATGCTCCATCATCTGATAAGCTTGATAAAAACTGGCAATCCTTTCTTGACCAAGGTGGATTGGGCGGTAAGAGACCGCAAAACGACACACGGAAAAAATAGCCATGAAAATAGAACGTTCTAGACTTTATGAAATTATACTTGAAGAGCACCTAAAGCAAGAAGGCATGCTTCAAGAATTGACAGATCAACAAAAAGAAGAAATGCTTGATTGGATTAGAGGGAAGGGTCCGCGGCCTGATTGGGCGACAGATGATTATGGTCAAAGTGGCGCCGGCAAAGCGGTACAATCTCCAAATGATTCAGATGTGGACAGGGCAGCAGACACGATGCCATTTCCTGCCGGCGACTCCCGACCAGACGACGCACCGCTGGAAGATCAAATAATGAATTTAGTGCAAGGCTTGGCGCCAGAAGAGGTAGCCGATTTATTTCAGGCAGTATTCGAGAAAATTCCCGGTGTTGAAATGGGACAACCCGAAGAAGAGCCAGAAACATTATATTCTCCTGGAGCCGAAGGCAGACCAACGATAAGCTTGGGTCCGGTCAGAGAACACTTGGCAGCAAAAACTTTAGAAAAACTTTTAGAAATAGCAGGTCTTTCATATGGAACGCATTCGATAGCAGGTGTTCCCGGAAATAGAGATGATGACCCTGACTATGAAAGCATGCAAGACTCTCAATTAATTGATATGGCAGAAAGAGATGGAATCGAAGAAATTCTAATTGTTGATGTCGAAGGCGACCTTGTTAATAGAAGAGAAGTAATAGCGGCACTGAAAGATGTATGAGCTTCCAGTTAGACAAAAAACAACAGGTAAAAGAAATACTTAAATGCGGAAAAGATCCGTCTTATTTTTTAAAAAATTATGCTCGCATATCACACCCCATGCACGGGCTAATACTTTTTGATACGTATAATTTTCAAGATAATCTGCTGAAAGACTTCAATGATTACCGATTCAACGTAATATTGAAAGCAAGACAGTTGGGTATATCAACGATTACAGCCGGCTATATTGCATGGATGATGCTTTTTCATCGTGATAAAGCAATCCTTGTGATGGCGACTAAATTTGCGACAGCAGGAAACTTGGTTAAAAAAGTCAAAAGTATCATGAAAAATTTACCAGAATGGATTCGGATCGCATCCATATCGGTTGATAACCGGACATCTTTTGAGCTTTCTAATGGCTCTTCAATCAAAGCTGCGTCCACCTCTGGCGATGCCGGTCGTTCTGAGGCACTTTCTCTATTGGTGTTGGATGAGGCTGCACACATTGAGGGATTAGACGAGTTGTGGACCGGTCTATATCCCACACTGTCAACTGGTGGTCGCTGCATCGCGCTATCAACACCAAACGGTGTTGGTAATTGGTTTCATAAAACCTGTGTTGACGCAGAGTCAAGCGCAAATAATTTTAATTTAACGACCTTACCTTGGGACGTACATCCTGACAGAGATCAGCAGTGGTATAAAAAAGAAACCAAGAACATGTCAAAGCGACAAATTGCACAAGAGCTTGAATGCAATTTCAATACGTCTGGTGAAACAGTTATTGATCCTGAATGCATGGAGTGGCTTTTGAGTAACATCAGGGATCCCAAACACAGAACAGGATTTGATAGAAACTTTTGGATATGGGAAGAGTTTGACCCGACATGCAATTACCTAATGGTTGCTGACGTGGCTCGCGGAGATGGAGCAGATTACTCTACTTTTCATATTATAAAACTTGAGACACTGGAAGTGGTGGGGGAATATCAAGGCAAAGCTACTCTCGATATGTTTGCCAATATGCTGAATCAAGTCGGCAGAGAATATGGCAATTGCATGATAGTCGTTGAAAACAATAATGTCGGATATTCTGTGTTAGACAAACTGCTTGAATACGCATACCCCAATATATACCATTCAATTAAATCAACGCACGAATACATAGAACAACATCAGGCAGAATTGCGCACCTCTGCGGTACCGGGCTTTTCTACTACTATGAAGACAAGACCGCTCATAATTGCAAAATTAGAAGAGTTTATCAGAAATAAACTAATTACCATATATTCTTCTCGTACAACTAACGAGATGAAAACATTTATTTGGAGGAATGGAAAGCCGCAAGCAATGAAGGGATACCATGATGACTTAATCATGGCGCTAGCTATTGCATGCTGGGTCAGAGACACAGCATTACAATCAAGCGCAAGAGATTTAAATTATCAAAAAGCTTTTTTGGGCGCGATATATACTTCCAAAACTACGATGAACACTCAAATAAAAGGTCAAGAAGGCTATAAAAAAAATGATTTGTTTGATAAAATGAGCGAAGCAGATAAATTGTATAACCAATATAAGTGGATTATTAAGTGAGAATTTAAATGGCACCAAAAGATTACGGAAAAAACCCCAGAAACACACAGTCTAATTTATTTAGAGCGCTGACACGACTGTTCTCTGGGCCCATCATAAATTACAGATCTCAGTCAGGCAGAAGAATCAGGCGCCAACATTTAGATAAGTTTGCATCTAGATTTCAATCCGCCTCCGGTCAGCAGTTTAAAAAGGCAATAACTAATCCGCTGGATACCATTGCTTCGAATGCGATGCAAAATCAACGTCGTACTGAAAGATATGTAGATTTTGATCAAATGGAGTACACTCCGGAAATTGCATCCTCACTTGACATATATGCCGATGAGATGACAACTTATTCTGAATTGAGACCTATGCTAAATATTAATTGTCCCAATGAAGAAATCCGTGCAGTTCTAGCAGTATTATATGAAAACATACTTAGCTTAGAGTACAACTTATTTGGTTGGGCTCGTACGATGTGCAAGTATGGTGACTTCTTCCTGTACTTGGATATTGATGATAAGTATGGTGTCCAATCGGTTATCCCGCTCCCTTCCTCAGAAATAGAAAGACTAGAAGGCAAAGACGCTACTAACCCAAATTATATACAGTATCAATGGAACTCTGCCGGTATGACATTTGAAAACTGGCAGATGGCGCATTTCCGTATTCTTGGGAACGACAAATATTCTCCTTATGGAACTTCCATTTTGGAGCCAGCACGTAGAATCTTTAGGCAGCTTACTCTTGTTGAGGACGCCATGATGGCTTATCGAGTTATTCGTTCGTCCGAGCGAAGATTGTTTAAGATCGATGTCGGCGCCATCCCACCAAACGATGTAGAACAGTATATGGAAAAGATAGTTTCGCAGCTGAAAAGACACTCAGTAGTGGATGCTTCGACCGGAAGAGTTGATTTGCGTTATAACCCAATGTCAATTGAAGAAGATTACTTTATTCCTGTCCGCCCGGGCTCAGCAACAGAAATAACCAACCTTGCCGGTGGTCAAAACACCACAGCCATTGACGATGTTAAATATCTGCGCGACAAGCTTTTTGCAGCGCTAAAGATTCCTCAAGCTTATCTGACCATGGGTGAAGGCGCAGCAGAAGATAAAACAACATTAGCACAAAAAGACATTCGTTTTGCAAGAACAATCCAAAGACTTCAGAGGGTCATCGTTTCAGAATTAGAAAAGATCGGAATCATCCATCTTTACACGCTAGGCTTTAGGGGTGACGACTTATTAAGCTTTGATTTATCACTAAACAACCCCTCAAAGATTGCAGAACTTCAAGAGCTTGAGCATTGGAAACAAAAATTTGATATTGCTGCATCTGCTACCGAGGGTTATTTTTCCCGCGCTTGGGTTGCTGAAAATGTGTTTGGAATGTCTCATGAAGAATTTGTTCGCAACCAGCGTGAAATGTACTATGATCGCAAACATGACGCAGCCCTGCAGCAAGTGGCAGAAGCTGCAGCCGCAGGAGAAACAGCAGGAGCGCTCGGCGGTGGTGATTTAGGCGG